CCCAAATTGAAGACGTAGATTATTTCAAGAAGAAGTTGTATGGTGCATTGAATGTTCCTTTAAGTCGTCTTGCCTCAGATCAGACTGGATTTAATCTCGGTCAATCCGTACAAATAACAAGAGAAGAGATTAAGTTCTATAAGTTCATTGAAAGAGTTCGTCACCAGTTTACAAAACTGTTTTTGGATCTCATGCGTGTTCAGATGATTCTCAAGGGAATCATGACTGAAGACGACTGGAATGAACTAAAGCCTTACATTAAATTTGTATATAACACTGATAATTATTTCTGGGATCTAAAAGAATCAGAAATTCTTGCAGAACGCTTAAAGATGTTGTCTTTTGTTGAACCATATATCGGAAGATATTTCTCAACAGAGTACGTTCGCAGCAAAGTCTTGCGTCAAACTGAAGAAGAAATGAAGGTAATGGATAAGGCAATGGAAGTCGATAGACAACGAATGCAACAAGAGCAAATGGCTCAAATGGCTGCACAACAGGCCCAACAACAAGCCCAACAACAAGGACAGCAACAAGGACAGCAACAATGACATACGTAAAAAACTTAATTCAAAGAGGAATCAACGAATTGATTGAAGAGAATGATGATCTCTTCAAGCAAAATTTGATGTATGCATTAGCCTTTAAGTTAAATGAGTCGATTGAATATGCAAAAATTGACATACAAAACAAATTATTGCAGGTTCCACAACAAAATACTGAAATAACAGAAGAGATCCAAATATTATTAAATTTTTTGGAAGGGTATTCACAAAACCCAACTGACAAAATTTTATTAAAAGATAACAGTGTTATAAATATAAACGAAGAAGATATAAAGTCAGTAAAAATGCTTTTTGAAAATTTAAGTCCAAAAAACAGACAAATAATGGCAGAAAGCATTTTTGATAATAACGAATCTTTCAAACAGCACATAAATTTTTATAAGAACTCAGAGGCACTAATATGAATCAAAAAGTAAAAAACATGCTCACCCATTTAGTTGATGAAAATGCTGTTGCCTTCAAGCAAGAGACAGAAAAAGCTTTATATGAGAAAGTAAATCAAAGAATTCAAGACGCCTATAAAAATATGGCAAACAGTCTCATAAGAGGTAACAATGAAACTAATAACGGAACTAACTGAAGACGTAAAGTACATCAAAGAGAATGTCGGAAACGGTGAAAAGACTTATTTCATCGAAGGCATTTTCATGCAATCCGAAACCAAGAATCGCAATGGTCGCATTTATCCACAAAACACTTTGTTGAAAGAATGCAAGCGCTATATCACAGAGTATGTTGACAAAGGCCGCGCACTTGGTGAGTTGAACCACCCATCAGGACCAACAGTAAATCTTGATCGTGTATCTCACATCGTAAAAGAACTACACGAAGATGGTAGAAACATCTACGGAAAAGCCAAAGTTCTTGACACTCCAATGGGTCGTATCGTAAAAAATCTCATTGATGAAGGTGCACAACTTGGCGTATCGACTCGTGGAATGGGTTCTCTCAAAGCCAAGAATGGTTATCAAGAAGTTCAAGAGGACTTCATGTTGGCCGCAATCGACATTGTTGCAGATCCTTCGGCACCAAATGCTTTTGTAAACGGAATCATGGAAGGTCGCGAATGGATCTTTGAAAACGGCCTATGGTCTGAAAGACAACTAGAAGCATCAAGACGATTGATTAGGCAATCATCAAAGAAAGACTTGAACAAGAACATTGTAAAAATATTTGAGCAATATTTTAAGGGACTATAATGTTTAAATATCAACTACACGAAGACACAAAATATTATTTAAAATCTCTTCTTGTAGAAGATGATGGCTCTACCACTAAAGATAAAAAGGACACAAAAAAGTCCAAAGGTAAGAAAGAAGATTCTGTAAAAGCAGCAGAACCCAAACCAGTACCACCACCAACACCTCCAGTTAATGTTTCTGGTTCTCCTGTATCTCCTACAGAAGAAGAAAAGAAAAAAATAGAAGCAGATCAAAAAAGAGCACAAGAAGAAGAGATATCAAAACGAACTCTTCCACGGGATCGTAAAACGGATCTTGAAAAAAATAAAATAGATCCAACTTATAAAGAGAATGTTAGAAAATCTTCTGGTGGTCCTTTTAGTAAAGATTCTGGAAAAAGAAACCCAGACTATAAGTTTGGATCTTCCTCTGGAAGAGGAAGAGGTGCTCTAGCACCAGATGAGCCAGAGGACAGAACTGGAATTGGATCAGATTTAATACCAGACAGTTTATATAATTTTGATGTATTATTAGGCCAATCATTAATAAATATTCCAGATTCGGGTGATAATAAAAATAAGCCTTTAGAAACAATTCTTGAACCATATAAAGATCTTCAAAGAATTAAAATATTAAAATCAGTAACACCATCTATTTTACAAAAAATTTCTGCAATAGGACAATTTGAAACCAGTAATTTAGAACAAAAAATTGTTGCTGGCCCACAAGGATCAAAGATTCAAGTACCAAAGGGATGGGACGCTGGAAAAAAAGACCCAAAAGAACAATTTGATACTTTACAAGGCAGTGGTCTTTTACCATCATCTGCCAAACAAGGGGATTTCACACCTGAACAAATAAAAGCAATTTATGATACTGCTAATAAAAAATTTACAGCAACCCCCCCAGATAAAAAAGATACATTTGAATCAAAAGTTAAAAAGCACTCACAGCAATTGGCTGGATTGGGTGGATTAGATCCATATTTTGGAGAAGAACTAGCAGCAAAACTTTTGGGTGGCGAATGGATAGAAAAGACCATGCAAAATATTGCTCCTGCACAAGAAAGAGGAGTTGTCAGCAGCATGGGAAATAGAAGTTCAATCGGTATGTAATAATATAAATTTTTACTAAATAAATAAGTCAAGGATTAATTAATCATGAAAAACAACAAGAAAATCAATTTAGCAGAAGCCGCTTCCCAAGTAATGGGTGGCGCAAAAACCGTAGTAGATATGACTGGTAAGTCCGATGCCGACATGTCTGGAAGAGGTTCAATGGTACCAGGTGCCGTTGTAACTGGCACACCAGCAGTAATGGCAGGCATGGGTCAACCAGGCGTTCCTGCTGTTCCCGGTGCCATGATGGCCGTTCAAGGTCAAGCCAAGATGGCCAAAGCCCCAACAAAAGAAGTTTCTGATGAATCAGAAGAAACTTCAGAAGAAGAGGGTGAAGAAGAAACCTCAAGCCCAGAAGAAGTTGAAGAGGCTTTTAGAAGCGCTCTTTCAGAAATTTTGGGAGAGAACGTAGATCCTTCGTTGGTTTCCAAGATTGAAGCTGTCTTTGAAGCCGCTGTTACCGACCGCGTTGAACGCCAAGTAGCAGAAATCATCACTCAACTAGATGAAAACGCCAAGACTTATCTTGGAACTGTCACCGAATCTTTGGTTGAAAAGGTTGATGATTATCTAGACTATGTTGTCGAAGAATGGGTCAAGGACAATGCAATCGCCGTAGAACAAGGCATCAAGACTCAAATCGCTGAAAATTTCATTACTGGTCTCAAGAACCTCTTCGAGAACCACTACATTGATGTTCCAGCCGAGAAGTACAACGTTCTAGATGATCTATACGCACAAAATAGACAACTTCAAGAAAACCTCAATCAAGCCGTCAATGGCATGATTGAACTAAAGAAGCAAGTTGCTCTAACCGAGTGTGCCGGAATCTTTGTTGCTGAAACAAAGGATTTGGCTGATACTCAAGTCAACAAACTACAATCTTTGATGGAAAATGTAAATTTCACAACTCCAGAAGAGTACCGTGAAAAATTGGTCGCCATCAAGGAAAACTACATGAAGCGTCCAGTTTCGGTTCCCGCCCGTGTAGCAGATCCCGTAGATACATTTGCCAAGGCTCCAACAGTACCAACAACTTTGGTTGAAGGTTATGTAAGCGCTATTGGTAGAATCAATAAAAAGGTTTAATTTCAAATTTTACTAAATAATTTTAACTCAATAGGAGAGTAATAAAAAAATGCAATTTCAAGACAATACCCCATATGATGTTTTAACCGAGAAGTGGAATCCCGTCCTAAATCACGACGCTCTTCCATCAATCGCTGACGATTACCGTAAGAAGGTTACTGCCGTTCTTCTAGAGAACCAAGAGCAAGCCCTTCGTTCACAATACCTAAGCGAAGATATGTCTTCAGGCGCAAACTTGGGTGGTCCCTCAACTTCAACTGGCTATAACACTGGTGCCGTTTCTGGTTATGATCCAGTACTAATCAGCCTAGTTCGTCGTTCAATGCCAAATCTAATGGCATACGACATCTGCGGCGTTCAACCAATGACCGCTCCAACAGGTTTGATCTTCGCCATGCGTTCAAATTACCAATACGGTGGCACAGGCACAACCTACGGAAACGCTGGTTACCGCGAAGCCATGTTCCAAGAGCCAGTACCAATGTATGGTGCATCTGGTTGGACCTTGGGCACTAACTCCGGTAGAGGCTTCTCAGCCGATTCTGGCGTTGGTACACAAAGTTCAGTAAACTTTGGTGGTTCGTCCGGTGTTACACTAAGCAACTGGGTTGCTCCATCTTCAACAACTTTGGACCAAATGCGTGGTATCCTAACCAACCTCGGTGAAGGAATTGGTAAGAATGCTCCATATGCAAACTGGAACCAAATGGCCTTCTCAATCGACCGCGTTGCTGTCCAAGCTCGTACACGCGCTCTAAGCAGCAACTACACAGTCGAACTCGCTCAAGACCTCAAGGCCGTCCACGGTCTAGATGCTGAAGCCGAGTTGGCAAATCTACTCAGCACAGAAATTCTTGCCGAAATCAACCGTGAAATCGTCAAGACAATTTACTATGTTGCTCGTAAGGGTTCACAACAAAGCGATCTAATCACCAGCGGTGGTGGTGTATACGATCTAGACAGCGACTCAGATGGTCGTTGGTCAGCTGAACGCTTCCGTGGCCTCAGCTTCCAAATTGAGCGTGAGTGCAACGCAATCGCCAAGGAAACCCGTCGTGGTAAGGGCAACTTCATTATCTGCGATAGCGATACCGCAGCCGCCCTCGCTATGTCTGGCTTCATGAGCCTCAGCCCAGCCATCGCTCCTCAAATCAATGCTGATGATACTCAAAGCACATTCGCTGGTGTTCTCCACGGCAAGATCAAGGTTTACATCGATCCATATAGCCCACTAGGTCTAAACTACTTCGTAGCAGGCTATAAGGGTGAATCGCCATACGATGCCGGTATCTTCTACTGCCCATACGTTCCTCTACAAATGGTACGTGCAGTCGATCCAAATACCTTCCAACCAAAGATCGCATTCAAGACCCGTTATGGTCTAGTTGCCAACCCATACGTTCTAAACAACGTAACTGGCCAACCAGACGCAGAATCCTTGACTGCTGGTTTGAATCAGTATTACCGCATCACTGCCATCACAAACCTCCACGGCAACACAATCTGATCCTGATCAGAGTTAGTCGTGTGCAAAACACGAAGACCTCCCCAGAAATGGGGAGGTCTTTCTTTTTGTATCAATGTATTTTATTAAACTAAATTTGTTGGAGCGTCTGGTGTTATTGTATAGTATGAATATCTAAATCTGCAACTTGCTTTCTGTATAGAAGCATCGCTTACATCTGATTGAAAGTTTAACCCAGACAAACTTATAGGAATTATGTGATTAAAATTTACAGTTAATACAGGTGTATTGCATCCAAGTGGTTTATATGGTTCTGAATAAACATATAAATTTGCAGAAATATGCCAACTCTGATAATCTAAATTATGCGAACTGTCGTCTTTAATATTTGTAATATTTCTTATCCATGAATACAAAGATTTCCAGTTTGTAAGATCGGAATCAACCACAAACTCAACACTAAGAGGTTCAAAATTTGCAACAAGCGTTGGAATTGGTATTGTGGTACCAAATGTGGTTGGTTGGGGAACATCCGGGATTCCTATTCCCGGTAAATTTACTCTTTGACACATAAGTTCAAATTGGTTAGTACCTCTTTGAAATTTTATGTTAAAATAATTGTTATAAAGAGTATTAATATTTGTTGAGCAAGTTGTCATACAAATATTTATAGATAATCGTTGGGGTTGTCAGACCATCCTTCAGCGCTATTGGGATTGGCTTCAGGATTATAAGGCAGTTTCTTGGCCTCAGGATTCATTGTACGGCGTTTCTTGGGCTTGGATGGCTTTGGAGCCTCTTCCTTTGTGGGCTCTATTACTGGCTTTTCTGGCTCTTCTTCTTCGCCTTCATCGTCATCAATTACAATCTCAGCACCCTCAAAATTTTCAATAAGATCATTTACAAAATTTACAAAATCTTCATTATTAAATAATTCATTCAAAAGTTGAAGACCATTTTCAGAAGATTGTTGATCTATTTCTCCTGATGTAATTACAACCTTTGGATCTTGTTGCATTGCAATAATGTAAGTCTCGTACATTTTTTCCAAATCTATATTTGGAGATCCAATATAAATTACAACATCTCTCGGAAGATTTATTTCAAATCCTTTGATGTTTGAAAGATAGTTTGTTAATTTTACATATTCTAACAATTCACCATTTTCGTCTCTACTATAAAAAGTATCAAGACGAGCAGGCAATTTTATTGAATACTTTTCAGGGCTTGCCTCTGACACCAAAGCAATTACTTCTTCGCCTGATGTGAGCTTAAGGACTCTTATTATACCTGAGAATTCATTCTCAGGGAGTGAATCGGACATGGGAATGTCCTCCCTTCACTATTATTTATCTTTTGAGTCCCGTTGAAATGGCAACGAATAAATCTTGTAATCAAACTTTTCTTTTTTATAAATCTTCAACCGTTCCTCAAAGTGTCTGTACACGTGGTTCTTGTAAAATTTGTAGCAAAGATCATCGATTATATCATACACCTTCAAAGTTTTTTTCTTCGTTGAAACACGTAGCCCGCGACCAATGCTCTGTAGAAGTCTAATAACAGACTTAGTGGGAGAAGCAAAAACAATATTGTCGAGGTTAACAATGTTAATGCCAGCACTCGTAGTCCCGTAACTAGCAACGAGTATTGCATTTTGCTCAGAGTCCACAATTTTACGAATATATTCTCTCGTTTCTGCTTCCGTTTTTCCATCGATGAAATATACAGGTCGATCCTTTGCTTCTGCTTTGAAGAGAGCCGCGAGTGGCTTTCCCTGTAGTTCGACATAGTTGAATAAGACAAGCGTGTTTCCTTTGGTACTGAATACAAGTTTTTTGATGAATTCATTTCGTTCTGGGTTGCTTGCGATCCATTTGATTTCATCGGCATAACGCTGCTTCTTCCATTCGTTTTTCTGTTGCTCTGAGTATTTGAGCAGTATACAGTCTATTCCCAAAGTGGCAAGCAATCCCTTGTTCATTAAGTTCTTTGTTTGAATGAACTGTATTGCAGGACCAAGAATACCTTCAATGCTTAGTCTGTGTGCTTCTGTTTGTTGTAGTGTTCCAGTTGTTCCAATTCGGAACCAAGCCTTGGACAGTTTCTGTCCAATCATGTTTATTGATTCTGCTTTTGCTTGGTGACACTCATCGAAGAAGATGGCATCAAACTGATCAAACCACTGCTTAGGTAACT